AGCGCCGCCTGCTGCGGCCAATGTGGCGACTGCTGCAAAATCACCATCAGACACCGCGGTGTTGAACTGCGCTAGCGTGCCAGACAATGTGTTGCTGCCAAGGTCGATGGTCTTGTTGGTCAGGGTTTCTGTGCCTGCCAGCGTGGCCACCGTACCGTCATAGTCCGGCATGATCCAAGTGCGTGCAGCCGTGGTGGTATTGGTCAGGAAGTTGGTGAAGGTATTGGCGGCGTTGCGCAGATTGAGTTTGAAAAGCGTCAGCCCGGCATACCCACCAGATGCGTCTTTGTTGGCAGCGTCTTGTTTACCATTCAGCGCCTCCGCAGTCACCCGCAGTTCGGCCTTGGCACCGACGCCCCAGGCGGCGGCTGTGGTGCCGTCTTGCGCACGCACAATCGTCAGCGCATCCCCCGTGCGTGCCGTGACCTTGACCACTTCCCAGCTGGTCTCGGAACCGGCCTGGGTCAACGTCAGCATAAAGAAGTCGCCACCTGTCGGGCTTGGGAACAGGGCACCTTCTCCGGTCGTTACCGTCAGTGATGTGGCTACGTCGGTGATCCCAGAGGCCAGCGCGCTGACGGCGTTGTTGGTAAAGAGTTGTGTCATGGTTTACGCCTTGGTGATGTCTTGTTTGAACACAAACTTGTCGAGCGCGATGGTCCTTTTGTATCCCAGCGCATCTACCAACTGAATGTCGAAATAGTAGGTAGCAGGCGTCTGGTCTGCCTGCTCGGCTGTGATCGGGAATGTGATTTCCCCGGTCAGTGGCGTTACCAGCGTCCCAGTCAAAGCAAACAGGTTGTTCGTCGCGTCTGCTGGCGTCTTTGAGGGGTCTACGGTCAGCACAAAGCTGCACCCTGTCACGTTGAGCGGCAGGTCATTGAGGCTGACAACACCGGAGATCGGGTCGGTGTCGCCACGGTAGCGGGTAATTGCGGTCATTGTGTGACTCCAAAAGAGTAGGCGTCGTCGGTTGGCTCAAACGAGTAATCGGCAGCGTGCTGGGTGAATAAATAGGTGCCCGGCGTCGGCTCAAACGAGTAGATGGCGACGCTTGGGGTGAACACAGTAGTGCCTGGTGGGACGCCCTCAGCCTCGAACTGCATCGCTATCGCGCTTTGCGCCTGGGCAGACTGCGCGAACGCCGCGACCGCGCGCATGAATGCCGCTTCGCTGCTACCCGCCTGGGCGCTGGAAGCCGTGAGAGAGAAAGAGCGCAGCGCGGCACTGGTGGTGCTTTGTGATTGGGCTGATTGCGAGAACAGCGCGATGGAGCGCATGAAGCCTGCTTCGCCGCTGCTCGCCTGGGAGCTGCTGACGCTCGCCTGTGTTGCCCTCTCTGTCTGCGCCGAAACGCTCTGTCCTTGCGCACTGGCGCATGAGGCATAAACGACGGCGCTGGCGCTTCCGCTGCTGCTCTGTGCCTGGCTTGTCACCGCACTGGCGTAGTTTCCAGATCCACCGATCGCTTGACTGGTTTGTGCCTGACTGCTGGCGCCACTTACCGTGATGGCCCGGCTTGTCTCGGCTGTACTTGTCTGTGCCTGGCCAGAGGCTACGGTGATGTTCAGGGTTCGTGCTGCTGTTCCATCAGTGCTTTGCGCCTGCTGTGTCGCGGCTGACAGCTCTGTGCTCGCCATGGCTGCAGCTTGCATAACTTGGGCTTGTCCTGTTGCTACGGTGGCCGACACCGATCGCGCAAAGGTAGCCGCACCGGACTGCGCCTGACTGCCAGTGGTTGTGCTGGCCACTGCCCTGCCGGTGACTGCTTCGCCTGTCTGAGCCTGGCTGGACGCAACAGAGGCAGAAACCGACCGTGCCGTTTCAGCCGATGCCGATTGAGCCTGGCTTGTGCTGACGTCGGCATCTGCGCCGAACGTCATGACCGCTGCGGCCGCCTGCGCCTGGGCCGATGCTCCGCTGAGGCTGACTGTGCGGGCTGTGCTGGCGATCGCAGTCTGTGCCTGCGCACCCGAAGTGTTGAACGCGACCGTGCTGGTCGCATTGGCTGCACCGGACTGCGCCTGCGCACTGGCACCCGAGCTTTGCAGGGCAAGGCTGGTGGCTGCGGCCTGTGTTTGCGCCTGTGCGGACGCTGCTGTAGCTGCTACCGTGCGTGTCGCGCTTGCAATGCTCGACTGGCCCTGCGCCGAGGAACATGTCATCAGCACGGCAGAGGCACGCTGCCCGCCGTTCAGTGGGAATGTGTTGAATGCCGATCCACCCGGGCGCATCGACTGAGCGACAACTTTTGAAGTGCTGGCTGTAGCGCCCTGCGCCTGGGCGCTTGCGACGGTGGCAGAAACCGCCAGGCCAGCCGCTGCCGTGGCGCTTTGAGCTTGGCCGCTGGCCGTCGCCGTTGTCATGGCCTACCCAGAATTAGTAGCCAGAGGTCGCGTTACGAACGTCGTGCGTGAAGCTGGTCGCGCTCACTTCAGTGCCGCTGGTAAACGCACCAATGGTCAGGTTGGCGCCAGAGGCACCTGCCGACACGTCCATCACCACCGTCGTGCCGTCGCTTTTCAAAATGCGCGCCCATGTCGGCGTGATCGACGCCACAGCAGTACCAGATGTGATCGCGTTGGCGGTCAGCAGGCCAGCCGTGGCAGCCGGGAAAGCGGTGGCACCAAACGTCAGCGTCACGCCAAGAACTTGCGCGCCCAGTGCGGTGTCAGCGTTGGCGGGCTGCGTGCCGTCGTAAATACGGATCAGCCCACTGTTGCACAGTGTGGCAAGGGTGGCGGCTTGGGCGTTGACGGTCGCGTCTGCCAGTTGGGTATTGAGGGCCATGATGTTTCCTTTCAGTTGGGGTTAAATCAGATGCCGCCGTAAACAACGGCGCCTGCCGGGTGCATGGCGCGGCTCTGTTCGTCCTTGGCGGCGGCGCAGTAGGCATTCCAGTCGCCGAGGAAGCGGTCGGAGGCGTCTTTGTCAAAGACCTCGCTGTCCTGCTTGCCGTAGGCCTTGTGCTTGACCCAGTACAGCAGCGGGAGCACGTGCTGGTCGTCGATCTCGAAGTCGTCGCCTGCTTCGACCTCTTCTGACAGACGGAACGTTCTAAGTTCGACCGTAGACGCCAAGTTCGGCTTGGGCAGGGCACGGACGGTGTTCTTCTCCAGGCCGGTGATCAGGGCGCGCAGCGGGCCGAGCCGGCCGTCGAAGACCAGGCCCTGGGCGGCCATCTTCTCGACGGGGATCATGGGGATCTCGCGGCCAGTGAGTGAGTCGTTGGCGGTGCGGACCTTGAGGATGCGGGGGTCGAGCTTGTACCACTCGGTACCATCGGCCAACACATTGATCTTGAAGCTGCGGGCATCGGCGATGCCGTAGGTGTCACGGCAGAACTGCTTCTGCGCGTCGTCGATGTACCGGTAGACTAGGGTGTCTGACCACAGGTACGGCTCCGCAAGGTCAGAGACCTCTTCACGGAAGACGGCGAGCAGTTCTGTCGTATTCATTACGCAGCCTTGTCAGCCTGGAACTTCTGCCAGAGCACATCGCGCTCTTTGCCGTCGATGTCCCAGCCCAGCTCTTTGGACAGGACCGCTGCGTGCGGAGCGCCGGTACCAGCGAAGTCGGTGCGCTTGCCGCGCAGGATGAGCTTCTCGAAGACCGCGAACACGGCCTCTTGGCGCTCAGCGGGCACGACGGGTTCTTTGACGCCGCCGGTTTCTTCAGGCTCAGGGATTTCCTCGGCCGGCACGATGCCCACGGCGATCAGCTCGGCGTGCATCTGGGGCGGGGCGTAGGTGGGCTCGCCCTTCTTGAAGGCAACAGAGCGACCGGAGATTGAGGCAACAGTCATGTTGCGGGGTGCGATGTAATTCATGGTAGGTGCGTGGGTTGGGTGGATGAACAGGGCAGAGCTCTTGTGGAGCCCTGCCCTACCGGTTCAGCGATTAGCTGATCTGGATCTCGCTGGTGCGGCCGGCGATCACGTAAGTGATACGCACAGTGACCTTGCCGGCAGTGGCATCAGCCACAGTCGGGGTCACGGTCAGACGCAGGTTTTCACCCGAGCCGACGTAGCCGGTGGGCACCAGATTGGTGAGCGCGGCGGCGGTCTTGTCGGTGGTACCGAGGTAGCGCACGTCAGAGCCTGAGTCACCGAGCTTCACGTTGTAGGCGGTGGAGCCCACGATGGCGGTGTCGGTCACCACGTGACCGCTGAGCACCACGGCGCCAGGGGGCAACGGGATGACCTCGAACACGTGAGCAGCCACCGTGGCGAAGTTGTCGGCGCCGCCGGCAACGTTCGTCATGGTGTCACCGATGGTGAAGCTGAATTCGGCGGTCAGCGGGTACTGGGCCGTGCGGGATTTGATCTTTGCAGTCATGATGTGGTTCCTAAGGTGAAGGTTGTCGTGGTGTGGCCGAACTTAGAGGTTCGACCACAGTCCAGTTTTACTGGGCCACGTAGCAAGACACCACGCCGAAGTCTTCGACAGCGTTGCCTTCGTAGATGTTGCCGAACTTGGGTTTCAGGAAGCCCAGGATCTTGCCGATGGCAATGGCCTGAGAGTTCTTGAAGTCGAAGTCTTCTTCGTTCCACTCGGGAGCGCCCAGGTCGGCCATGCCGAGAGCCTGTGCGCCGCAGAACAGCACCTGGCAACCGTCAACGGTGCCGCCTGCGCCGTACTTACCGGCTGCGAGGCCGGAAGTGTTGGGCACGTGACGGAACTCGTGCAGGTAGATGCCGTCGATCTTCACTGCATCACCGCTGAACAGCTTGTCGTTGACGCCAGAGTTCTGGCTGTAACGCAGGTTGGCGTTGTAGTCAGGATCTTGCTTCAGCTTGGCCATGGCCTGAGGTGTCAGGAAGGCGTGGAACGTCTCCTGGCCGCCTTCACCGCCGACGCCACGGATGTAGCGGTCCTTGCAGTAGGCCTTGAGCTGAACGAACATCTTCCAGCCTGGGAAGTCGGCAGCGGTCACGTCGGCAGAGGTGTTGGTACCGGTCAGGCTGGTGTGCAGCACACCAGTCGTTGCGTTCCAGCGCGTCATGCGGCGGGTGGATGGTGCGCTCACATCAGCAGCGAACTCCAGGTACTGGAGGTCAGAGCCGACACGGGTCGCGCCGTTGGGCTTGAACTGGAAGCCGATGCCAGCCAGCGTCTGGAACGCCATCTGGTCGATACGGTCTGCCAGCCAGTAGCTCAGCACGTTCTTGGAGTTGTCGCGGAAGCCGACGATCGACTTTTGGTCGGCCATCTTACCTTCGTGACGGTTGGCGTGACGCAGCTGGTCAATGCGGATGACCTGCTCGAACGTCTGCATGCCCTCTTCGTTACCGACCAGGGTGCGGTCGCCTGCCACACCGTCGCCCTGCAAGTCGGCCAGCAAGGTGATCACCGCACGGGCGCCCTTTTCCGAAGACTTGAGAGAGGTGATGTGCTGGATCATGGCGTTGGTGCCAGAACCCAGAAACTTGTTGATGAAGGACTGGTTGCGAGCATTTTTCCATAAATCCATACTCCAGATGGTTTTCTGCTCGTTGGTCAAGAGACCAAAGTTGGTTAATGCCATGATGGGCATCCTTTCTTACAAAGACATTTACAAATTGCTCTTTCGAGCCCCTTGCCGCATGTCGTTGCAGCCAACGAAGATTTCAAAAGCGTGTCGTGCTTTTAGGCGTGATCTGATTCTACATCTAATTTAGATATTAGATGTCAAGTGAGCAATTCGCGCGGTATCGGTTGAAATTTATGCAGCTCGGCCTTGGTGGCCAGATACGCTGCCTGTGCGAGTTCTTTGGTCGCAAAGTACCCCGCGTGGCGCTCCACGCCGTCCACTGCCACCTTCGCCCTCCATCTTTTTCCGACCGGCCATACGCCGGTGAATCCACTCGTGTTGTCGTTGCGCTTGGCGGCGTTCTGACAGTTCTCAGATCGGGTCGCCTCACGCAGGTTCGCCAGGCGGTTGTTCGTTCTGACGCCGTCCCTGTGGTCCAAGTCCGCTGGAGGGAACGCACCGTGGACGTACAGCCAGGCAAGCCGGTGGTGCTGGTAGTTCTTGCCGTCGACCATGGACGACCAGTAGCCTGAGTTGCTCACTGAGCCCACAACAGCGCCTACTGGCTTGCGGCCCTTACCGCTCTTTAGGTTGGTAAAGTCACCCGTCAGCGGGTCGTAGGAAAGCAGTTCTTTGAGTCGGGTTTGGGTCAGCATGGCGCACCTATCATGTGGCTATCAGGAAGAAGGTAGGCGGCGTTGATAAGACGCTTTTCGAGCTGCAGGCTCTAGCCTAGCCATATTCTAACTTAGATGTTAGACGTCAACTGTATTTCTGTATTTATTTAGGCCAAGCCTCTACAAGGGTCCGGATGTCTGAAACATGGCCCTGAGCCTTGCCTGCCAGCTCTGTATATCGGTCTGCGCAGACAGCAAGTAGCTCACCGCTGGTTCGGGCTGCGATGGCACAGGCATCAATACTTGTGGCGGAGGCTCGCATGGCAACGTCGATTTCGTCGCGCAGCCCTGAAGCAGTACCACGAGCAGAATCAAGCTCACGGCGAAGCACAGATACGCGATTCGTCGCATTATTCTGAGCCACGATGACTGCCGTTGAAGCTCGGTCAGCAACGATCCTGGCGGCGCGTTGGATTTCGATTCGTTCATTGGTGTGCTCCAGTTTCAGTTTGGTGATCTGATGCGCCTGCAACTGCCATGCCGCGCCGAAGCCTGCGGCCGCAGACAACACGACGATGGCGAGGGTGGTTTTCATGCAAGTGACCTCAAGCAGATTTCCTGCTCACGGGCACGGCGTGTGGTCAAGCCTGGCAGCGGCACCATGACCCCCATGACCTTGGCTTTGTTCCAGCGCGGTAGCTGGTTACATGCCCCCTGGATGTCTCCGGCGTACAGCAGGCGCGCAGCCGTGGACTTATCTGCGTCGCAAGCGATCTTGGGTCCGATGTTGTAGGCCGCGTCGGCAAACGCCGCCAGCGCACCCACCGGCAGGTTCGGGTGGCACCTGTCCACGATACGCACCGCAAAGGCCATCTCATTGGACAACAGCGCCATACACTGATCCAACGTCTTGCGGTCGCCCATCTTGACGCCGGCGGTGGAGCCGTAGCAGATCGTGGTGATACCTGCTGGGTCTTTGTAAGCTGTGGTGCGCAACCCCTCTGCCGGGACTGCAATCGAAGCTGCAATCACCAGCGCCAAAGCACGTTTATCAGAAGCCATGTTCAGTCCTCCAGTTTTCCCACCAGTACAGGGCGACGACCCAGGCCATCATGGCCGGCCCCCGTGCTTGAGGGCGTAGTAGAACGCGATCAGTGGTGCGCCTATGGCGGCAGCCCACTTGACCACGCTGCCAATCCAGCCCACAACCTTGAAGAAGCCTTTACCCGCGTGTAGGATGTCGAGCACCTCCCTGGTATCGGCCGAGTTGCCGTCAATCTTGTCCTCCAGCCGCCGCATACGCTCTGTGCCGGCTGCAAACCGGGCCTCAAGCTCTTCCATGGCCGGACATACGTGAGGGCCGCTGTCAGTGGCTCGTCTCTTCAGGGGGGCTGACTCGGTCATGACGCGCTTTCGTTTGGTGCGCCCGAAGGCGCGGGGGTTTAAATCTCGTCGCCGCGCGCCTTCGCCAGAGCGGCTTCGCTCAACTTGGCGAACTCGGACTGGCTCAGCTTGATGATGGCCTCGGCGCTCTCGGCGCCACCGCCCGCCTTGTCGCTGTCCAGCCCGGTGTTGTTCAGGGCGGGTGGCGTCTTGGCGATGGCCTTTGTGGTCTTGTCGGCAGCAGCCGCCTTGCGCTCGGCGGTGGCGTCCACACGCGGCGTGACTGTGGTGGCATTCTTCTGTTTGGTGGTCTCGGCGCCCAGGATCGTCTCGACGGCGTCCTGCAGCGCGGCGGCCGGCGTCATGCCGTCCGCCTGGTTGGCCCGCGACAGGCGCACGACGCGGGTCTCGACGGCCTCGTTGAAGTCCTCGTGGTCCGGGTTCAGCACCGGGTAGGCGGCCTCGACACGGCTCAGCACGGTCTGGTAGCGCGCGGTCTCGTTGGCCTGCAGCGTGGCGGCCTGGATCTTCAGGTCGGCCTTGACCTCAGCCATCTGGCGCTCGGCAGCGCGAATCTGGGCCATCACGGCGGCGGCCTTCTTGATCTCGCCGTCGGTCAGCAGCGTGGCGTATTCGTCTTCGAGCTTGGCGATGTTGGCGTCCACAGCGTCGAAGTCCGTGGCGGCCTTCTCACGGCTGCCGTCCACCTGGCTGCGCTTCTTGAGCTCGGCGACCTCGGCAGCCAGGGCAGCGGTCTTGGCGCGCTCCTTCTCCAGGATCTCTTTGTGGCGCGCAGCGGGGATGCGCTGATCTTTCTTGGCGTCGTCGTGCTCGTGCTCGGCGGCCG